GACTCTTAGGAAAGCCTGAACTATAGATCCACATAATCTGATCACGGATTTCAAATCCGGCACGCTCAATGGTTGTGGCCAGATGGTGGTAGGTCCTTGCTGCCGAGAAAGCCAGGATATGGCCTCCGGGTTTTAGAACACGCAGGCATTCTTGGTAGGTCTCCAATGAACCAGTGTCACTGTCCCAGGCCTTGCCCAGAAAATCAATGCCATAGGGTGGATCTGTGACTATGCTGTCAAAATGGTTATCGGGAAATGTTTTAAGTGTGGCAACATTGTTGCCCTGTAACAGTTGATATTTCATTTGTTTCTCCTGTAGCAAATATCATTTTAGAATCCTCGTCGGATATCGTTTAAGAGTTGTGCAGTTTGAGCCAACTGTTCAAGTTCAGCAGGTGTCATACGCCAGGTATCAGGATTGCTCACATCCACATCACCACGTTTGTCAAGGCCCGCTTGGAGCCTTTCCATTGTTAGACGTAGGCAGTGTTCAACCTGTCCTGGATACTTTTCAGCGAATGCTTCACGATGAGCACTGTTTACTTTTTGCAAGATCTTGACATCAGCAGTTTGCTCCTGGGCCAGGCGCTGTCGGGACTCAGCAACAGTTTCCATTTGTCTAGCAATGTCGTTGGTGTGTAACCCCATTACATTAGACCCAATCTATCTTCGATATGGTTCCAATCAATGATCTTCCAAATGTTGTCAAAGTATTCTTCTTTGCGCCAAAGGTAGTCAGGATTCCAAGCGTGTTCCCACCAATCGATGAGTAGCACAATGTCATCACGCACTTCGTGGTTCTTTATGGTCTTGATGGTGCCGTCGGTGGCCAGGTAAACCCAACCAGAACCCTGTATCCGCATAGCAGCATCTTTCATTAGGGCTTTGAGGCCAGTTAGGCTGCTTGAATGTTTACGGATTAGGTCCATTGTGAGTTCACCGGGCTTAGATCCTGTGTTGGGACGTGTGAACTGTGTGAAGTAAATGTCGTGTAGGAAAGCGCCAGCACGATTGAACTCTGGTGAGCCCTCGTGCTGATTGAAACGATCCACATAACCTCGATACAAATGCCCGTAATGGTAATCAATGTTGGCCCGGCTCAACACTGGCTCTAAGGCATCACGTGGCACTGGCAGGGGTGATTGTTTCAATAGCATTATGCACCCCAAGGATTGTCAATGGCGTTGTCACCAACAACAACGAAGTCACGGTCAATCCATACATCCCATTGATTTGACTTGTTCACACGTTGGCGTTGCATAAAAGTGCGTAGACGTGTGCCCAATGGTGTGAAGCTGCCATCAGCACGGCGAATGATCTGTTCTCCGGTGCGTGGGTCAACCCAGGTCAGGCGTTCAGGTTGTTTGACACCAAACTTGTTGATCTTGGTGCCAATGGCCTTCTTGGCAATGGGTCCTGTGATCTCATATGTAATGATGCCGTTGTCGTATTTGCGAAACACCACGTTGGCCTTGATGTCCTGTGCTCGCCATTCTGGTTCTGGATGTGGGAATGTGTTTGTGCCAAATCGTGTCACAAGGTTAAGGCCTTCTAGTTCACGTGGACGGGCTGGAGGATCACGTAGTGGATCTTCTGGAATGATCTCAGTCTTGTCAACATAGGGATTCTCGCTACCAACAAATGCTGCGTCTGGTTCTGCACCATTCAGCACATCCATAGCAATCTGATATTTCAGTTTGTTGCTGCGGCCTTTTAAATTCAATACCACGCCAGTTTGGTCATAGACAAAGCGTTGTAGTTCTGTGGCTGTAGGAAAGTCGGTCATAAGGCCTTCCATATCAAAGCCACTGTCCAATAACACTGCTTCTACTTTTTTCTTTGTCTTTGGTTTGGCGTCAGCTTCAGCTGTGGTCCAGCTTACTTCTTTTGCTGCCACTGCTGTGGCGTCTTCTTCGCCTGTGCCCCAATCGAGGTCGGCGGCGGGTTGTGTTTTCTTTTGCATTTCTGTTCCTTTAAAATAAAATGTGCCACTGGTCAAAACCAAAACAGGAGCTCCTACCCCAGTGGCCCGATAGAATCTATACTATTACTTACGTAATTTCTTCACAGCAGGTCGAATACCTTGAGCCTTATGGAAAGTCTCTTTGGTATTGTCGTGGATTGAACCACCGTTGGTGTATTCGTAATCCTCATACTCGTGTTGGCGTGCTGCGTAAGCGTCTTCAATCATTGTTGCCAATGGTTCACGTGACTCTTTGGCTGCAATGAAATCGCTGCGCTTTTTCATATCCAGGTTACGGTTGCCTGTGCGTGGACCCTGTGCTACGTTGACGTTGTCTACGGCGTGAGGGTTGGCACAAGTCCAACTACGTGCGCCTGTGTCCTTGTCCATCTTAACTGGACCTCGTGTTTTACTGTTGCTGATCATCTTGTTGTTCCTTATTCGATCCAACCGCTGACAACGCTAACAGTAGCAGTGGCATTGGTTAATTGGTTTGGATAGTCCCAAGTCAATGGTAGTGTTGGGCGGCAAACTGCTGCTGTCAATACCACTGTGGTATCCTGTGCGGGACGGTATGTTGTCACGTTGGTGTAGTCAACGGGCACTGGTTGTCCAACTACACCACCAATGGTTTTATCAACCCAGACTAGAGCTGGAGGCTCACCTGCTGGAGCTTGATAGCTGTCAATTCTAGCACTGGCAACCAATTGATATGTAACGTTGGCATTCAAACTGAATACACCTGTTGTGCTGTTGTAGCTGACGTTGGCGCCAGTTGTAACATCCACTGTGTCAAACACAATGGTCTTAACGCGACCCGGAGTTGTGTAAACTGTTTTACCAAATTGGTCAGTTGTTGTGTTGTATAGGTTAATGTCTGTGCTGTTGTGAACTGACACTACACCTTGATTACTTGTGGCCATTTTTTAATCCCTTACTGGAGTGACTAGCACGTTGAAGCTGCCTGTTGACACAGCACAGCAATAGATTGTGTTGGTGTTCTGTGCACCAAAGTTACCTGACACTGTTTCTTGCCAACCTGGAGCAATGGCCACGCATCCTGGAACGCTGGTGCCAGCTGTGGGTTTGACAAAGGCATTGGCCTGTGTCTGACTGTTGTAGACTGCAACATAGATTGTGGCAGTTGCACTTTCATTCACAAAACGGAATGTGTTTGAAACGTTAGGACCGTAAGTCACGCTGTTTGGACTAGTGCTGACTGCCAAATACTGACTACTACCTACTGGAACGATACCGCTCATTATTTGCTCCCTACATTAATCTTGTCTGGGTTGCCTGGATATTCGCAATGTGCGCCACCGTTAATGCGACCACCTTGGCTGGCAGTAGCAATAGTTAGTTTACGCTTGTCACGTGTCACACTAGGACCAACATCCATAGGACTGTCGCTGGTGTTACCTTTGCGTTGGCTCTGCATTAGACCATAGTTCTCTTTCATTGCTGTAGAGAAATGGTTACCAGCATACTTGTTGCCAGCGCGGTTAACACCATCACCCATTTGACCGTTAAAGGCAAAGTCTTCACCATCGCCAGCTTGGTCACTACGGCGTTTTGGCATTGTTTCGCCTGCGCCTTTTGTCATACCATTCATTTTACTCATTTTGTTTTCCTTAGGAATTGATTGTTTCGTAGGGGCTAAATTCTTCAACTGAAGTGCGAGAGTTTTGAATCACGGTAACGAATGCTTCGACACTGCGCTTGCTGAATACCATTGGACCTTGCTCGGCAATCTCAATCAGCGTGTCTTCTATTGACAATCCTAAAAAATCTGCTTCTTTGCGGATTTGTTTATATGCTGTTTCTAATTTCATTTTCTTCTCCTTAAGCTGTGATATAAGTTGTACCAGTTAACACATTTGTTATTTTAACACCTGACCCAAACTCGGCGCGGGCTTCTAACATTTCTTCTTCGCTGGGGCCTTTGTAGTTTTTACGATAGTTTTCAATGGCAATGCGATCTTCAACTACACGTTGCTCAACGCTGTTTGAGTACATTTGCCCATCAATCCAACCTGCGTCTTCGAACGCTTGAAGCATGTCTTCAAACGGAATGCGGTCGTTGCTACACCAACGAACCACTGGACCTGTCGCATCGCTGGACCAGTCAATGTAAAAATCATTTTTTCGTGTTGTGTCTAACATCTTCAACTCCTAATTTCTTACTATGTGCATATTTTAATGCCAAAGGAATTAATTGTCAACCGTTTTTGACTTAAATTTACTGTTGTTTTTACACAACAAATTCTAGTAAAAAAGTACTACTTTTTACTAACAATTTCTTCCACTGTTGCCAGTGTCAAATGTAGTCTGCGAGCGATTTCGATGTGTGTTAAATGACGCTCTAACAATTCACGTACCTGTTGAAGAATTTCTTTATGAGACATATTTGCCTTTTTTGCGTTATATACATATATAACGCACGAGCAACTAAATCAGTTTACACAAATCATCCATAAACGTGAAATATATAATGATCCGTTGACGACAACCCTATCAAACCTGCTTCGACAGGTCCGCGGGTTGACGTCATGTGACTCATCACGGGCAGTGAAGTTGCGGGCAATGTCGCTGGTTTGTGTGC